GGGTGGGTTTGAACCTCGCTTTGCCAATGCCGTTCCCGCCGCTGGCCTTGGGGCAACCATCGGCGGGGCCATTCCTGCCGTAGGGGCGGCGGCGCAAGGCATCATTCGGGCCGGAACGGAAATGGCTGCAAAAGGCCGGATCGGTTCACAAGGCGCGCCACAGTTGGGCATCAGCCCAAAGGCAACGCGGACTATTTCCGAAATTCTGTCTATGCAAGATCCGAACGATATGACCGCATCAATGGCAAAGGCCGGGCCGAACGCCATGCTTGCCGATGCATCGCCGGGCGTTGCCGATGTTCTGGATACGGTCATGCGATCACCGGGCAAGGCTGCGCGGATTGCGAGCGAACGAGTTGGCGCGCGGGCCGAAAGCGCTTACACCGATATAAACGCGGCGCTTGATGCGGCAATGGGTGCGCCTGGCGGCATCAAAGGCGCGCAAGCATCTATTCGATCAGCCACAGCCCCTGCCCGTAAGGCGGCTTACGATGCGGCATATGCTGCACCGATTGACTATTCCAGCCAAAGCGGCATGGCGTTGAAAGCAATCACACCACGGCTTCCCGGCAAGGCCATTTCATACGCCAACGAATTGATGCGTCTGAATGGGGAAAAGTCTGCACAGATCATGGCAAAGATTGCCGATGATGGATCTGTGACGTTCACAAACCCGCCTGATGTGCGCCAATGGGATTATATCAAGCAAGCGCTGGATCAGTTGGCGGAAAGCGGCGATGGGGCCGGGGCTATGGGCGGGCAAACCCGTCTTGGGTCGGCATATCAATCCCTTTCACGCACGATCCGCGATAGCGTTGCGGAAAGCGTTCCTGAATATCGGTCGGCGCTTGATGCGGGGGCAGATACAATCCAGCGCGTTAAAGGCATCAAGGCGGGCACAACATTGCTTTCCCCGGCAACCACTCGTGAAGATGTGGCAATGATGCTGGACGGCGCTACAAAGCCGGAACGCGAGGCCATTGCAAGCGGTCTTAGGCAACACATCGACGAGGTTCTTGCGAACGTGAAGGCGGTTGCATCGGATCAGAACATTGATGCACGGGCCGCGCAAAAAGCGTTTTCCGATCTGTCATCACCCGCCGCCCGCCAAAAGATGGAAATGCTTCTGGGCGATCAATGGCCGGGGCTGATGGCGGAATTGGACAAAGCCGGGCCTGCTGTTGGATTGCGCGCTAATATCGCCGCAAATTCCAAAACGGCGGGGCGGTTGGCGACGGATGAAATGATCAATCAATCCATTGAACCATCCGCATTGCGTCAAGGCAAGCCGCTGGAAGGTGCAAAGGAAATCGCCGCAACAGTAATGGGCGTTTCAAAAACGGCAGTCAATCGGTTGAAGGCTGACCAAAAGGCGGAATTGGCCGATGTGTTGACGCGATCCGGTCAAGGACCGCAAATCATGGCAATCGTGGAAGCCCTGATGAAACAGAATAACGTTGATCCGAGTGCCGGATCGGTGGCGGCAAAACGTATTATCCAGATGCTGACAGGCGCAACCGGAGTTGCATCTGAACGGCTGACTGGTCCGAGGTGAAGGAAACAACATGAGCAGAAACGGCAGCGGCCTTTATACACTTCCAGCGGGATCGACGGTCACGGATAACGTTGACCTGATCCTGGCATCGCAGCACAACACACCATTGCTCGATTTGCAATCGGACGCCAATATCGCGCGGCCTATCGTGGCGGGCGGCACAGGTGCAACCACGGCGGCTAATGCTGCAACTGCGCTGGGCGTGGGCGCGGCGTCTGCCGTCACACATGCAAGCCTGACGCTTACGGGCGTTGCGACGTTGCCAGCGGGGGCAGTTGGCGCGGCATCATTGACCACGACTGGTGACACTAATACCGGGCTGTATTTCCCGGCTGCGGATCAGGTGGCCGTGACCACGGGCGGAACACAGCGGGCATTGGTTTCGACCACGGCTATCACAAGCACGGTGCCTGTTGTGTTGCCAACGGGCGGAACATCGTCGGCATCAAACCTGAATTTTGGAACGGCAAACACGGGCTTGCGCGGCAGTGATGCGCAGGTGATCTTTTCAGTTGCCGGGGTTGATGTTCTGAGCATTTTCCAAACGCAAAACGTTTCAGGCGTTGCGATGCGAATTGACACCAACGGCAGCGCAACTGATCCCGCGCTTTGCGAAAGCACATCAAACAGTGGAATATTCTTTCCGTCAGGTGCAAGCACTGCAATCGCAGCGAATAATGCAGAGGTCATCCGGTTTGCAGAAACCGATACCCGCGTTTACCAATCCAGCACAAACAGCCCCGGACAGGCTAACACGACAACGGGGCTATCGTGGAATAGCAACGGGCAAATCTATTCGTCAGCCGATAACACGGTTGGACACGCAATGCTGCTTAATCGCAACCAGAACGATCTTATCGTATCGTGCCGTAGGTCTGGGACGCAGGTTGGCAACATTTCCGTCACAGCATCAAACACGGCTTACAACACGTCATCCGATTATCGCCTCAAGGATGTGATCGACGCGCCGGAATATAACGCGGCGGAAAAGGTCAAGGCCTTGGCCGATGCGCAATGCTGGTTCACATGGAAAGTTGACGGATCGCAGGACTTCGGTTGGCTTGCGCATGAATTGGCGGAGATCGAACCGCGCGCTGTCACGGGCGAAAAAGACGCCATGCGGAACGGTGAACCTGACTATCAGGGCCGGGACGATAGCAAACTTGTCGTGCATTTGGTTGCGGCTTTGGCCGACGCTTTGCGCCGAATTGAAGCGCTGGAGGCTGCATCGTGAATTGCAATTGTAATTCCAAGCGGTTAGCGTGTGGTATGTCATGGTGCGGAGATTGACCGTGGAAGCATTATTGAGTAGCGTCTGGCAATACATCATTGCCGGAATAGGTCTTGTGGTGTGGTTTACGCGCCTTGAGGGAAAAACAGATCGCAACCTTGCATTGGTTTTGGATTTGGAAAAGCGGCTTGAAAAGCAGCGGGCAGAGGATCAGAACGCTGCCCTAGTCAGCCGTGGCGACATGATGCACGAATTGCAGGAAATGCGGGCGGATATAAAGACGTTAATCCGCCAAGGTGCAAAATGATCAATGCAGCGGCTTTGAGCCTGATCAAAGAGTTTGAGGGCTTGCGGCTGACGGCTTATGCCGATCCGGTGGGCGTTTGGACAATCGGATATGGCACAACAGCCCGCGCGAATGTCGGCATTACGCCAACGCCGGGAATGAAAATCACCGAGGCAGAGGCTTCGCTGTATCTGCAACGCGCGGTGGATAAATTCGCGGCTGGCATCTTGTCGCAAATCCACAAGCCAATCAATGAAAACGAATTTGGTGCGTTTGTTTCGCTGGCATACAACATCGGCCCGAGCGCGTTCGCCAAGTCATCGGCGCTTCGCCATTTCAACGCGGGCGATAAGGTGGCGGCGGCAAATGCCATTCTGCTCTGGAACAAGGCCGGAGGGCGTGTCTTGGCCGGGCTGGTGCGCAGACGTGAGGCCGAGCGCAAGCTGTTTCTGACGCCTGTTGGCGATGTGTCACCAGCACCCACCACAACCGTAGCAAGCCCTTTCGCCGCGCTTCTGCGGTGGCTGGCATCTTGGGGGAAGCAAGCATGAAATACCGCAAAAGGCCCCTTGTGGTCGATGCGGTCCAATATGGGCCAGATACCGCGCCGACACCGGAAATCATGGCGCTTTTGGCAGGCGATGCTGATGTCCGGTTTACGGACGATGGAATCATTATCCCAACGCTTGAGGGCGAAATGCTGGTCAGCGTTGGAGATTACCTAATTCGCGGAACAGCGGGGGAATTGTACCCCTGCAAATCCGATATTTTTGACGCTGTATATGAGGTGGAAGCATGAACTGGTCAATTGCGCGGCTTGCGGTTTACGCGGCCACATTCATCGCCACGGGCCTAGCGGTCGCAGGATTTGGCACGTTCGACGCCGCAACGGGTGCGTTCGATCTGCTGCCGATCAATATCTACGAATTGGCCGCAATGGCTTCATCTGGATTGGCAGGATTGGCCGTCATTTTTCAGTGGGGCAAGAAATGAAGCTGATCGCGGCTTGCCTGGCTTTCCTTGCTGGCATCATCGCTTTCATGCGGGGCGATGCGCGGCGCGATGAAAAGCGCGAGGCGGAATTGGTGGAAGCGGAGGCTAAATCCCGCGACCTTGAAAGGATGTATGATGCACAAGTTGCGCTGGGCGATGATCCTGATGTCCTTCGGGATTTTCTCAGGGTGCGCGGACACACAACCAAGTGAAGCGGCGCTGTGTGTCGGCACGGATGCCTTGCGCACCAATCATGCGGCGGCACTGGCGCTGGGTGCGAGCGATGCGGCTGTGGTCACGGGCGCGAAACTGATCGCAGCGATTGACGCGGCTTGCAAGCCGTGAAGCTTGATAATCCCATTCCCAAGCCCTTAGCCTTGAAAGGTCACGCGATGCGCCTTGCACTTGCTCTATGCCTGTTTGCTTTCCCCGCCTTTGCACAAGAACAGTGCGGGCCACACGATCAGGTCATCAAAGCCCTTGGCGACAAGTGGGGCGAAACACGGCGTGGCCTTGGCTTGCTGCCAAACGGCAGCGTATTGGAAATATTCGCCAATGATGATTTGGGAACGTGGACGATCATTGCCACCGATCCCGCGCTTGTCACATGCCTGATTGCATCGGGGCAGGCTTGGGAAAGCCGAAACGATCCTTTGCCAGCAAATGGCTGAATTGATCACGGTTCGGCCCGGCCCGGTCTTGCACGTCTGGAAAGACGGCAAGGAAGCCGCTGTTGTGCCTTTGACGCTTTTCGCCGCCTTAACCTTGGTTGCAGATTTAGCCCGTGAGGCGGAAAAATGCGCAAAAACCTGACGGACAAGCAACAAGAGGCGCTTGACGCCGTTGCAAAATACGGATCACAACGCAGCGCGGCGGAAGCGCTTGGCTTGGCCCTGTCAACATTTCAGGCGCGGCTTAGTCTGGCCAATCGCAAGATTGATCCGGCCATTGCGCGGGGCATGGATATTCTTGGCACTGAATTGGTTCCGTCAACCGGATGGGTAAAGACAAAGCCGGGCGATGATGGGGTATCATACAGCTTCCTGTTGAAGCCTGCGCCCGTTGATCAGATTGCCACGATCCGCGAGGCTTTCACGGGCATCGAGGCCGCGCCGGTCATTCCGCCGCCATTACATGCCAATGATGATCTGTTGACGCTGTATCCGATTGCGGATCTGCATATGGGGATGCTGGCATGGGCGCGGGAAACCGGCGAGGCATATGACACCGCCATTGCAGCGCTGCGCGTGAAATCGTGGATTGCGCAGTGCATCCATTCATCGCCGGAAAGCGCGGTGGGGGTCATCCTGGCGGCGGGTGATTTGCTCCACGCCGACGATCAAACCAATCAAACGCCGAAATCGAAACACAACCTAGACAGCGACACACGGCTTTTCCGAACGCTTGAGGTGACAATCGGCGCGATGACCACATGCGTTGAAATGGCGCTTGCCAGACACGCCAAAGTCATTTTCAAAGCCATCCCCGGCAACCATGACCCACATTCATATCTCGCAGTTTTGTTCGCCATGCGTGAACGCTACCGCTTCAACCCGCGCGTTACGGTGGAATGCGAACCGGGCGAATTCTGGGTGTATCAGCACGGGCAATGCTTGCTGGCATCGCACCACGGCGACAAAGCCAAGCCCGAGCGGCTGGTGCTGTTTCTGGCCGATGAGCATTCGGCGATCTGGGGCGCAACCCGGCACAGGTTCCTATTCACCGGGCACCTTCACAGCCACAAATCGCAAGACATCGGCGGCGTGACGCACGAGCAGCTTAGGGCCGTCACAGCGCGCGATGCGTATGCGTCCAGCCATGCCTATGTTGGCCGGGCGCAGTTGCAGGGAATAACCTTCCATCGCACAAAAGGCGAGATCCAGCGCGTTAAGGTTGCTGCGTGATTGATACGAGCGCAAAGACACAACCAGCAGCAACTGCTATTGCTATGGAAAGAAACATCCGCGCATAAAGCAATTGGTTTTGTAGTTTTTCAATGCGTTTTGTGTATGCCTCATGTTGAATCAATATCGTGTAAAGCTGTCTTTTGTGATCGGTCATTCCGGCTTCCCCTCAAATTCGGCAAGGGCTGCTTTCATTGCCTTTAACGCTGACTGCGCTCTCGACCCAAAGTTGACATTGTCGTCCACGTTGGCAAAAGGCATTGCAGCTTCAAGCAGTTTCCCCACGCGGTCATCCGGCTCCAGAAGGGCTGTGACTTTGGCTGCGTGGTCGGCTTCGGCGGCGGCTGTTTCCTTGGCGTTCCCAGGGTAATATACGATGCCGTCGATGCCGTAAGAGACATCGAGAGTGTCATCGTATGGTTGCCACACAAGAGGCTTAACCTTCGCAGCCCATACGGCGGCGCGTTCGGCTTCCAGTTCGGTCACGCGGTCCAGAAGCTGTTGCAGCATGTTGGCTTCTTCGTGATCACTGGCGCGATCTGACATAGTGCGAAGCAGCTTGATAATAAAATCAATCCGTTCTTTCGTGAACGTGGTCATTCCCCCAATCCTTTCTTGCAGATTTCTTGAAGAGCGCGTTCATCATCGGTGCGCAAATGATGCGCGTAACTTTGAACCGCTTCCAGTGCCGCCCGTGCATCAATCAGGGCATTTTCCAGATCAGGGACGCGGGCGAAGCGGCGGGCTGCAACGTCGGTTTCACACATTGCGATGGCATATTTTAGGTCGCCATTACCTATAGGCTTCTGGTAAAAAACGTATACTTTGCGCCCATCTGCGACCATCGGGGCCTGCGTTCCGGCTGCACGGTCAGCCAGCAGTTGTTTCATGTCGATCATGGCGTTGTTTCCTCTTTGGCCCAACGGGCGGTGCATTCAGTGCAAGTCCATTGCCCGGCTTCTTCGGGTTCAGGTTTGCGCTGATCATTGTATGGCTGGCCGCAGAAATCGCAGGCATCGGGAAACCCGCCACGCAGCGACACAAGCAAGTCGAACGTCGAAAATTTGGGTTCGTCTGTCATTTCTCGGTTTCCCTATCTGCTTTGATGATTGATACGAGTTCGCGACTCAATCGGCCCCGCATGAAGTTGAAAAATACTGTGCCAACTGTATATATGTTTGCGCGGCATCGGTTTTCCGCGAATTCTAGCAACAGTTCGACGGTTTCACGGCTGCGCATTACAATTCCTCCACACGGCATTGCCCGCATTTGCAGGACACCAGCTTGTCGTTGATGGTTGGCAGGACGATTCTGACGTTTCCGCAAGGGGCGGAAGGGTTGGAAAACATTACTCCGGTAATTTTGTTTACGGCATTAAACACCCGTTCACCCCGCACATCTTCCGGCACTGGGGTTGCGATTTGGTAAACAAGGATTTTGTAGTTATTGCCCGCCCAAGAATATTGATTAGCGGGCCAGACCGAATTTTCCTTTTCTGAACCAGCAACCCAAACGCGAACCATCGTATCAGTTGACACAGGACATTCGTCGCCGTTGTGTGCAATCCACGGGCCGTAGGTGTATTTCATTTTCAGTTCTCCCAATTTAACACCAGATCATTCGTCCGGGCCTTGCAAGCGCCATGCGTCATAGCCGGGGATGTTCATGGCTGCATTCCATGTTCCACGGCGGCATCGTGCCGCGCCATTGCTTCGCCAAACATCAATCCGACTGTGATGAACCATGCTAGATATATTATGAGGGTTGCCGCGCGCATCATTCTGCATTCCAATCGTTCGCATCATCGCCACGGTTCAATTCGCGCGTTTCGCTTTCGGCGTCCCATTTTTCGGCAGCAATGACCTCAAACGATGAAACCTGCGAAGGCGTCAAGGCGATCTCAAGCTGCGCGCGGGTCAATGGCAATCCGCCAAGCGACCAGCCGATCAATTCGACTGGCGCATCTTCATCGTCAGCTGTGAAATACAGGATGCACGATCCAAACTCGCCCGCGTAATCGTCGGACACGTCAAGGATCACATCGGATGCAAGCATCAATTCAACAAGGGTCATCTCGTTTACTCCGGTTGCGTTTCGCTGCAAACAATTTGCGACATATCCAAGCGCAACGCAAGCAAAAAAGATACTTGCACACGATCTTTTTTTGCGCATACTGACGGCATGGAAAACACATCGCAAATCGTATCCGCCGTGGGTCGCGACCAGATCAAAGCCATGTTCGGCGTCAATGATCGGGTTATCCTGCATTATGTGAAACTCAATCAGCTTCCTGCAAGCTGGTTTGCGGCGCTGGAAAATGCAACAGGGCAGGCTTTGAACCGCGCGCTGTTCAGCTTCAAGGGTATGTGATCATGGAATTCACGCGCGGCAGGAAATCGTAATCCATGCCGTGCGCGCTTTCCCAAGCCCTCTTGCTTGTGTGTATCCCATCCCGCCCGCGATGATGATTGAAGCAAAGCGGGATGGTTTCGCTGTCCGGTGATTTGCGATGTCCGTATCGCCCGCTTATGCAGTGATGGACTTCCACAGGCCACGATCCGCATATGACGCAAGGAAGCGCTGCAACGGCGGCTAGGCGCTTCGGATCGGCCTTCTGCTTGGGTTGCTTTTGACCAAGCGGGCCGCGACCGCTAAGGTTCACTGCCGCCGACTGCAAAAGCGAGTTTCGGATGGTGTTTCAATGCTGTAGGATGCCTGATGAAGTTCCGTGCACAAGTCCAATGCGAATTCTTCGGCTAGTAAAATCAGGGCTTCGGGTTCTTTTGGAAAACGCGGATAGTTAATAATTGTCGCGCACAGCCCTGATTCTTCCCCGCCCGTGTAAATGTAGTCGCATCGTTGAAGCGCGACACAGAAACCGCGCCCCGATGCGAATTTGCGAGCGGCGGCGCGAGCGGTGTCATAATCGCCCGCGATCCATATTTTTATGGTAAATGTTGCGGCGATGCTTTCCGTGAAAATCGGGGCAAATGTCATGCAACACACTCCCCGTCATCGGCTTGGCAAAGCGCGCCACCGGTGTTGAAAAGCCAATCGCCTTGTAAATCCACAAATCGCGCCAGATCAGCATATTTTTGATTTGCAATGAATGTTGCAAGGCCGTCATTTCCACGTTCTACGCGAACGCATGACATTTTTTCTTCCAGTTTGATCCACCATTCAAACCTGGCTGGATAATCACGGGCCAACATTGCTCGATGTGCTTCTGATTTCAAAAAACATCCATCGCAATTTCCAAGCGCTGTGTTGCCGTTGATATTGGGCAAGCGCAGGTCAAAAGGCTGATCTTGCCAAAAGGCCATAACGTTACGCTTTGAAACCCCTGCATGGTTCAATGGCTGCCATGTGAACCAGCGGTCCTTCATCTTGTCGTTTTCTGGCCTAATGCGACGCGGTTCATCTGCGCGGATGCCTATTGCGTTTGTCCATTCCTTCCATCCAAGAGAAACAAGGTATCGCTTGGCCGTTCTGATCTTTAATTCAATTGTGCAAAACCTCACAAGTTGATTAGGGACACCGTGCCTTTTCATGCAAAGCGCTTCAAATGGTTCGCCATTGCGGCTTGCTGAGTTGTGCGAAACTACTTCAAACATCGGCGCATTGGCGCTATATTCCAGCCAGACAATCGGCACATTCCACCGATCCGAAACCTCTTGCACAAAATCCAGCGTCTGCGGCATTTCGCGGCCAGTGTTCTGGAATGTGACTTTCACCCGATCCGGCAGGCCATCGTTGGCGTCAAGGATCTGATGCAGCATGTAGGCGCTGGTGCGTCCGCCGCTAAAGGCGATCTGCACGTTGCCTTCGGGCAATAGGTAGGGGCTTTTCATATTACTATCCATATTTTTGCCCAAGCGGGCCGCGCGTGTTAATTGTTGACAACCTGATCAACCATTCCCCATTTATCAGATACGCAAACGCCCAGCGCGCGATGCACTTCATCAGTGAAATCCAGCGCATCCATCAACCCAAGCCCGGCATCATGCCATTCGCCTGCGATTACGGTTGCAAGGCACGTAACAAGCGCATCCATCACTGTTTGCATTTCAATTCCATGCGCTGCGTTCAAGACTGTCTGCCCAAACGCAATCACAGCATCGTCGCTTCCATTGTCCTTCATCTTACTCTCCATATTTCTGCATTTCAGGATCTGACAACCGAACGCCTTGCGCTGTGAATTCGGCGTGTATCGCGTCCAGATACCGCGTCATTTGCTTGACTGACATAATCCGGCTGACCGGATAATCGTGCGGCGGCAACATCAATTCCAGCTTCTCCGGTATGGTGAACCTGGCCTTGATCAGCCTGTCCCATTTCTCTCTGAATTCATCGTTTTCAGCGTGAAGCATCCGAACGCCATGATACAGCTTGCAATGGGCGCGCACGTCGCTTGCTGATCGGTCGCCAAGCTGTGCCGCAGCCTCTTGATACCATTTGAACGCAAGCGCATTCTGCTGGCCGCTACGATCATCGCCTTGCGTGATGTGGATTGTCATGGGAAGCGCGCGCGACTTCATCAGCCGCGCGGCGTTGTCAATGTCGTCGTGTGATCTGATGACGCGGGTTGTCAAACCATGCCCAATGCAGATTTATACATATCAAGAACGGCTTGCTCCTCCGCAATGTCATCTGCCTTGCGTTTTCTATCTTTCACAATCATCCGCACAATCTTACAGTCATATCCACGGCTTTTGATTTCCGCGAAAATATCTTTCAGAATATCTTTTTCATCTGCAATCATGGATGTTTGGGCCTCGATCCTTTCAACAAACTGTTTCAATTCATCCGCCGCAACCGATTCACTCATTCTGTTTCCTTTCTTTTTTCAAAACGGTATCGAATCTTCTTCAACAGGCGCAGGCCGTTGCGCACGATCTGCCACTTGTGCCGTGGTTTCGCGGTCCTGGCTTTGGCCAGTCGGCTTTCCCATCAAATCCACGTCTGCAACGCGCACTGTCAGATAGGTCTTTCCATCATGTTCACGTGTGGACAATTCGCCGGAAACACAGACCTTCTGGCCTTTGACCAGAAAACCTGCGATTTTTTCCCCGCGCTTTCCGAACATGGCGCAATCAAAATAGATGGTGCGCTTCTTGTCGCCGTATCCGTCATCAACCGCAACGGAAAACGACAAGATCGGATCGCCGTCATTGGTTCTGCGCAATTCTGCATCGCGGGTCAAGCCGCCTGCAATGGTAAGGTTTTTCATGGTTCCGCCCTTTCCGGTGCAATGTCGTTTTTCTTGGTTTCGTAAGCATCAATGACCGATTGCGACAGATCATCATAGCGCGCGGCGAATGCCTCGATCATCACCTTGTGCCGATCCCATCGGCTTTCCAGCGTCTTGATCGTCTTGACGCCTGCGAAGTCCGCACAGATCGCAGCGGCATAGGCTTCGGCGCGTTGGCGTGGCGTGGCATCCGGGGCAAGGCTATCCTCGACACCATCGCGCCATGCGTCACGAATTGCAGCGCTGGACGTGGTTGCAGGCGCGCTTTTCGCGGCGGCGTTACCGTCATCGTCATCTGGCGCAATTCCAGCCATGCCCATGAGGCCATAGCGGCGGGCGTAGGTTGCAGCCGATCCGTATCCCTGCATATCCATTTTGCCAAGGATCAGCGGAACGCGGCATTCCGCCGTTTCCCCGCTTTCGCCATGCACGAAAATGGTTTTGATAAACCGCCCGTCGATGTCATCATAGGCAGGCTGCAGAACCGCAATCCCATGCTTGGAAAGCGCGGGCATGCAGGCATCCATCACGCTTGCCAGATCGGCGTATTTGCTTTTGAACGCTGGGTTAAGCGCGTCTTTCATCGCCCTTCCCATTTCCCCTTGCGCAGCGGCAAGCGCCACGTAAAGGCTTTTATGCTTGATTTCCGTCATCCTGTTCTCCTTTTTCCTTGTTGACAGTATGCACAAACTTTGCGACCATGCAAGCGCGAAATCATAGCAAAGAGGGCGAAATGAAAACCAAGGAAGTGAGCGTGCGGGTCACACCGGAAGATTGGGATGAAATCAACAGCGCCGCGAAAAGCGAAGGCATGTCGCTTGCCACGTTCGTTCGTGTGGCGGCTTTGCGCATGGCCCGGTGGCCAGGAAGGGGGCAGTGATGGTATATCGCACTATGAGCGGATCAGGGCCGGAAAACCCGCGATTTGGTGAATCGGGAACTGCGAGGTCGGCATGGGGAAATGTTTCGATTGTGGCGAAAACGGGCCGTTCGGTTTTGGCTTCGGCGGTAATAGAGCTGAAAGACCGTCCCAAGCTATCCTCTGGGCCTGCGCAGCGCACCGATCTGCTGCAATTGCTCGATGGCGAAAGGCAACGGCTATCGGATCGCGTCTGCTGGTATCACCCGAACAGCCACGAAAGGTTACGGATCGAGGGCCAGTTGCAGATGATCAACAAGCTGATCTTTTTGGCGGGGCAACCTGAATGAGGTCTGCCGCAGTCGATGCCAATCAGGCCGAAATCGTCAAGGCTCTGCGCAAATGCGGCTGCACGGTCACGCTTCTGCATAGGGTAGGGAAAGGCTGTCCTGACTTGCTTGTGGGGTCACGTGGGGTCAATGTGCTGATGGAAGTCAAGGACGGCGCAAAGCCATTTTCCGAACGCGGATTAACATCAGCACAGGTTGATTGGCATCGGGATTGGCGTGGGCAAGTTGCAATCGTCACGTCATGGCAGGAAGCCGTGGCATACGTTGCCGAATATGTCAGGTGAAAAAGGCGGGGCTGTTCCCACCACAAAAACAGCCCCGCAGTTTGGCCGGAAGGATCACGGCCTTGCGAACAGGAAGCACGCAAGACCATGCTAACGCATCGCAATGAAGCGCGCAAGTCTTGCCGAAAGGATCGGCGATGAGTAAAACACCGTTTATGCCGCTATGGGTTTCCGATTTCATCGGGGACACGATGGACCTGGATGCAGCCGAAACCGGGGCATACATGCTGCATGTTCGATCCTGTCTGGATTGTCGCCCGGTGCGCGGAAAAACAGCATGTAATCAGGCATTCCGACGCGGTTCATAACGCTGTCTTTGCGAATCTGCTTGTAAAGCAATCCCAATGCCTTTGTGCGCTGCATTTCAACAACCGGGTCCTTCCAGATCGTTGATCTGCCATGATAGATCATCCCTGCCTGCGTATGGGCCCGGATCAGATCGCCAGAGAAGTCTTGCAGACCGATAGCCCCATCCCTACCCTTGCGCATCGGCAGGTCTGTGCAATGAACGCAAACCATCCGGCCAGGACGCATCACTCTGGCCAATGCCTCGGCAAAATAGGCATACTGGTTCATGAATTTTTCGCCCGTGCCTGCGTTGCCCAAATCCCGCTCGCTGTCCGAATAAACGAACAGATCACCAAACGGCGGGGAAAAGATCGCGCAATCGACGGATTGTTCTGGCATCGCCCACATACCCTCAATGCAGTCGCTGTTGTGAATGGCCCATCCTTGGCCTTGGTATTCTGGTTGCTTCATTTGATCCACTCCGGGAAAGCCAGATCGAGCGGCCTGTCATAGACCACATTCCGGCTTGTTTCTGATTGTGCTCCCCGCATTGCATCGGCCATGCGGCGCTTCATTTCGTCGTGCTTTTCTGACTTCTCGTTGATGATATTCCAGATCGACGCCTCGGTGTCGCTGATGACAATATCATTGCGGACTTGCTTGGTTTGACCGAACCGATGCGAACGCCGGATCGCTTGGTAATGCTGTTCGTAACTGAAACTGATCGATGCAAAGACGGCATGGGCGCAGTGTTGCCAGTTAACGCCAAAGCCTGCCAGTTTCGGCTTGGAAACTATTGCACGATATTTGCCATCTGCAAAGCCAAAAAGGCGGCGCTCTTTCTCGTCAGCATCAAGTGATCCGTGAACCTCAATCGCACCAGGTATCATCTTGGCAAGCATTGCGCTTTCATCGTTGGTTTCACACCAAACCGTTACCGGATCGTCATGCGTTGCCAAGGATGCGGCCAATTCGCAGCGCTGTTTCAGTGTCAGCCGCTTTTCTTCATGGAATGACGTTGCCGACATTTCAGGGATGCGGAACAACATGCCTTGCGCCACGTTCTGCGACCGATCAGCCGCGACGGTATGCAAATGCCGCTCGATTTCTGGCAAAATGTATCCATCATCATCGCCACCCAGATCCGATGGAAGCGTTGCACATCTGGCCCATGTTGCCACCCATGCCCAGAAGTCCTCTGCCGCATGGCCCTTCAGCCGCCAGTCCTGCGATGCCGTGGCGGTGTCATTGATGAACCATTTGGACAGCATTTCCTGTTGCCGCATGACGCCAAGGAATTCGGCATGGTTACCCAATTCTGTATGGTCGTTTGGCGACGGTGTCGCTGTTGCTGCGAGTTTGTATGGCGTGTCAATAAACGCTTCCTGGATTATTGCACGGGTGCGCCCGGCGTAGCTTTTCAGGATGCTGCTTTCATCCAGAATGACCGCGCCGAATGATGACGGATCAAGCCTTGCCAATCTCTCATAGTTGGCAACCATGATGCCTTGCCTCACTTCGGATTGATCGCGGATTTGCATCGCGTCCATGCCGAATTTCTCACCCTCACGAACCATCTGGCTTGCCACAGCCAAAGGCGTCAGGATCAAGGATGGCTTTTTTGTTTCCAAGGCGCACTGATGCGCGAATTCCAATTCAATGAAACTTTTGCCCAATCCGGTATCCAAGAAAGCCGCTGATTTGCCGACATTCAGCGCAAACGTGCCAACCCGTTGCTGGTGAACCTTGGCCTTTGGATTGTGATAGTCGCTGCGAAATCCGTGTCCTTCCACGTTTGGTTTCTTGCTGTTGATGAAATCGCGATACCCTTGCAAGCTCATAGCATCGCCTCAACATCCCGTGAAAACCCCAAAGACATTGTGACAATCCATTCCCGCGCCTTGATCCAGTCGGGCTTGGTCAATTCCTGCGGCGCGTGAAGCTTGACAAAAAGATATGCGTCAAGGCGGTCAAGGAATTTTATGGTTTCGGTATGCCGATCAGAAGCAGACCAATCGTATTTATCATTGATTCGTTCCGCTGCGAATTTATAATCAACGGCCAATTCAATGTCAGCCGCCTTCATGCCGAACGGCGGATCTCCCAGAACGGCCTCGTGTGCGTCGTGCATCATGATCTCTTCGGCAAGGCCCGTGGTCATGCCCCATCCCAGATCAATCGCCAGCGCAATCATTCGCCCGGAATGTGCAGCCGTGGTGTCGTGAACGTGCGACATGGCCGGATTGCATGACCAGCGCCGAACGTGAAGTGCGTCCCATAGTTTCATTTTTTCTCTCCTGCTTCCTGAATTGACGTTGCACAATCTTTGCAAGATGGTCAAGCGATTATTTCACTCAAATGTCTTTGGCCTAAAACCGACTTCCTGCATGATCTGGTTGGCGCGTTCCGCCGATAGCTTGGGACGATCAGGTTCGGGCGGCTTGGGAACGGATTTAGGCTTGGGCAGGCTTTCCCGCGCCAGATCGTAAATATGGCCCGGCGTTGGCTTGCGGTTTGGATTTTCGCGCATCCACCGGATAGCCGCCGTCTGGATTGCATCGCGCGGCATCCCTTCCAGAACATCCGCCCAATCCTGGCCCAGCGCCGATGTCAATTCCACCGGATCATCGGCCCGCCAATAGTGGCTTAGAAGCGTGATACACCTGCCGCCGATCCAATCACGATGCGCCGCGCGCTCCGGCGATGAAAGCTGCAACCCGATCCGTTCCGGTAACTTTTCCATTCCTTGATCCTTTTTCCTGATCCGCCTTGACCTTACGGCACCAATTCCGCCAGACCGCTTCCCAATCAAGCTTTGTCGCTTCTGTTGCTTTGGAATGCCAGTAGTCTGCAAACTTGTCCGCTTCCATTTTCACAACCGATCTTTCCAGCCCAAATTGCAAAGCCCATTCGCCCCAATCCTTCGGCAGAAACCATCCATCAGGAAGCCGCGTTCCACGTTTTTTTTGGGAAACGATAGTTTCCTTTTTTATACTTTCTAGTTCTGGTTTTAAGATGGTAGGATTTCGCTGTAGCGAAAACGTAGCGTTCGCTAGGTTCACATCTTTGTTTTTCAAAGCCTTAGCGGCTCCACCTTGTGCACCAGAACGAGAGTTAACTATGCGTTTCAATGTAACGTTTGAGTGCACGTCACGGCACTTTGGGCTATACCATCCATCATCATCGCGTTGGAAATATCGCCCGATCACAGCCCATACTTTCGGCCACGATCTGCCGCACCGCGCAGCCCGTTGCAGCTTGATTTGATCGTCTGGAAGTGACGCCCCACCACGCTGCCACTGTGCCATGATCAGCAGCATGTATGCCCCGGTTTCGGCTGCATCCAGGTCCATCGTGTCCCCGATGAAATCGGAAACCCATAGCGGCATAAACGGTGTTTTACTCATCGCCG